TTTGGTGGAGACTTTGACCCACGCGAACACATCAGCGTCATTCCAGTAAAAAACAATGAAAACAAGTAAGACCTATATAGTCACCTGGGACGAGCTTTTATATAACGGATTAGACGTAGACTCCCAGCTGAGTGCAGCTGGTATCGACTACCTAGTATATGACGTAACAACTTCTCCAACTGAACGCCCCAACTGGGTAATTGCGGAGAAGGTTAGGTATTACGGACACTTCTACAATTCACTAGAAGACTTTGCCAAGACCAATCACGATATTTTTATTTTCAATGCTGGTGACGCCATCTGTGAAGATCACCCAAAGTTTGTAAGCATTGTTGAGAACACAATGACTTTAGATGAGGACATTTGGATCATGGCACCAAGAATGGGTGGAGACGGTTCAGATGGAATGGTCACCCTGATAGAGATGTCTAAGAAACATAAAAATCTAGGACTATCCACGCAAATAAATGGAATATACGTTGCCCTAAGTAGGGAGCTAGCTTTATTTATTTTGGAGTATTACAGGTGGATACTTAAAAAAGGTTATATGAATTTTGCAAACACTATAACCGGCCACTGTTTGGATACCGTCTACGCAGCATGGACTTTATATAACAATAAAAAAATATACCGCCAATGGGACTTCTGGATGACAACTGTTCCAGGGACTAGCTACAACACATCTTACGGTGGTCGAGAGTGCGGGGAAATAAAAAGCTGGTTTAAAGAATATATAAACCATGTTGGAATGAATCAATACACCGTTCAAACTATCTATGAAGCCATCATAGAAAAAGACACAAAGTTTTTAGGTTCAACATTTCCAATTGGACGAGCTTATCCAAATTTAAACAAGATAGGAGACCTAGATTACTGATGTCAAAGCCAATAGTTTACACAGGCGGGACGTTTGATCTCCCACACCCGGGGCACTATCGACTACTAGAACGAGCAGCTCAGCTAGGTAAAGTAGTGGTGGCTCTAAATACCGATGAATTTATCACTCAATACAAAGGTGCGCCACCTATTCTTACTTATGAAGAACGTAAAGAAATACTTCTTGCGTGCAAGTGGGTGTATGACGTTGTCCCAAATATTGATGGACCAAACTCCGCTATAACTATCGATTTAGTAAAACCTGACTACATTATTATTGGATCCGATTGGGCCCGTAGGGATTACTACAAACAAATGGGATTTACCCAGGATTGGCTAGATGCCAGGGGAATCGGTCTTATCTACGTCCCATATACTGAAGGAATTAGTAGTACAGCTATAAAAAAGAGAATGTCTTAAGACTTTTTCTTTCTTATTTCCTGTGAGTGGTATGCATCAACCGCATTAGCACTAGTTCTGCTTTGCCAGCTAAATAAGCAATCCGAGCACTCAACCATTTTCATAGTTGCCCAACGCCCACCATTTGGCCTAGAAATAGTTTTAGTAGATAAAGAAGCTGTCTTTGATTTACAGTAAGGGCAAAGCGGGAACCTGTTGTGACGCATTTCTTGGCCTTCCCAGTTAACAGACAGAGTCCTACGAATCTGCTTGTAATTGAGACCCCCCCAAATTCCCCACACTTGCTTCGTATCTAATGCCCAGCGAAGGCATTCTTTTCTAACCGGACAGATTTCACAAAGTTTTAATGCCTTGTATTGCTGGGAAGGCTTATTAGCAAAAAAGTCTTTTATATAGTCTTTGTTTTCTGTTTTGGCACATTCAGCATCTTCGTGCCAATCTTCATTACTAATAAACATCAAAAATTTCCACCCAGGTTACAGGAACAACTCCGCTTAAAGGAGATCCAGATTCCGAATAACCATCAGCATTACAAATTAATTGCCTCTCAGATTCGAGGCAATATCCAGCATATGTATGACCAGAAACTCCAGAAGCAATAAGCGTGAATCCACCAGACAAAGAATCAGATATACCTTCTCTTTGTATAGAAGAAGCTAAGGCTTTTCTTACAACATCTTCTTCAATATCTATATGCTCTTCTGTGTAGAAGACAATAGAGTCCCTATGAAACGGGTCTTGATCGTTCCCATCCCAGATAAACCAAAGGGACTCACCGATTCTAGAATCTTTAGCCATATAAAGATTATATATTGGTAAGTCCCGTTTAGTGTACTAAACTTGCGGTAAATTACAAATTACACAGGCCAGATATATTCGTAAGTTTCTGGTCGATTGCCTTTGTCTTCTGGCCACTTGAACTGCGAATACCATTCGTAGTCTTTATTAAGTAGGGCTAGTCTATGGCTAGATGCAATTGTTTTAAAGTAGCTGATATTTGATAGCCAGCTTGGATTTTCGCTATGGCCCTCTACAAGGTCAAGCTCGATAGCACGCATAATGGTTGCTTTAGCTTTGTCACCAATAGTGGATTTGTAACCACGACGCTTCCACTCGTCAACCATTGCTTGGATGTAACGATATAGAGCATATTCGTGGCCACGCCACATCTTGACGGCAGGGTGATTTACCCAACCTTTTGGAACACGGTGTTCTCCTTGCGGATCAAGCTCAAGCAGAGTCATAAGAATCTGCCAGCCCTCAAGGGCTTGCTTGTTGAGACGCTTGTTGTCAAGCACCTTGGCGATATCTTCAAAGCTGGTAGTCAGCGGTACAAATGTTTGCATAGCTAAATATTATGAGGTTTATTTCTGCTTGTCAAGTCCAAATGTAATAAAATTTGTTTTTATTTTGCTGTATGCAGTTACCTGATATTTACCATCAACTATTTCAACTTTTAGCTCTGTATCGGTCTTATCGGGAACTTCATAGATAGGAATATCTAAAAACTCTCCGATATGTTTAGCTGCAAGGTTTACAGCTGAATTATAGTTTTCAGCTTCAAACTTTAGCTCAAATGAGGTACGCACTATCGAACTCGCTTTTCTAGCTTGTACGGCGAATAGTGAACGCCCTCTAAGTCTGGTGTCTTACCATCAGTTGACTTAAAAATAACATCACCGTATCGAATAGCAATGATTTTACCGCGTCGTCCGTTGTGAGTCACTCCGGCCTTGTCGCTAAATGCGTTAGAGAGGACTCTTACCTCATCGCCAACAGTTAGTTGGCCAGGCATAGCCGGAACCCAAACCTCATCCACGGTTTTATCTTCGTAGATATTCTCGCCTGCAGCTAGCTTAGAGAAATATTCTATGGTTTCTTTTAGCTGATTGTCGCTAAGTTTCTGAGCATTCCAGGTCTCTAGCAATGCAAGTAGAGCAGTTCCGGTACCAATTTTTACTTTGGCATCCTGCATTTGTTGACGTACCCAGTCAAAATTAATTTCTGGCATTTTTTTCCTTTACTTTGTCTCTTTGAATATAGAACTCAGCAGAATGTCTGAATCCTTTTTTGTTGAAATATTGCTGAGATAAGACTCTTTTTGCAGTTTTGCAATATTAATTATATCTTCTTTTGTCTGGCTTTCAAGGTCATACCCAAGGATTGACCACTCAGGTCCAAGCTCAAAAGTTTCCTTCCAATCTGACAAAACGGGGGTGCCAGAGTTCAATGCTTGAACCAGTCTATATGACCACCAGATACCCACTCCGCGCTCCTGAGGGGCCATTAGAAGACCGAAAGACTTCTTTATGGACTCAAATGCATCGGAATCAGAGAGCTTCTTAGACGAGCCTATAGAGCCTACAGGTAGGGTCAAAAGTTTAGATAAGTCGGATAACCATCTAGTTTTTGACTGATCCGATACCCAACCAGAGCCAACTTCTTTATCCAGTGGGTCGCCCTCTGTTATTAAAAATGAATCCAGATTTACTGGTATAAGACTCTCTTCTGCGCAGAGGCCAAGAAGTTTATCTATATTTCTTGAGCTAGCCCAGGGTAGCGATGGGTATATGGTTTTAGGCCATTTCTTGGTAAGTAGTTTATTTACTGCCCCGGATATGCTCTCTAGATACGAGCCCTTAGCTAGTGAAAACTCTCTACGCTTTGAATAGAAGTTAGTGAAAAGGCTAAGTGGATCAGCGTCGATTGAGTTGAATCCGTGCTTATACTGCCACAGCTGAGGGTGGTCTAGAACCATAACCAACTTAGGTGATTCATACATGATGTTAATTGCGTGCAGTGCCCCATAAACTTTGTTTGCGCTCAGGCTAGTTGGAGGGGTTAGCCCAACTACAACATAGTCATACTGGTTTAAATAGTCTTCAGTCCAAGTAACGCTTGGAGTGGCCCACTCTACGGTGGAAAATGTTTCGACTCTTTCAGATAGAGTCCTAAAAAAAGTAACGTTTGACGATGGCTTGGTGTGGTGCGAAGCCATACCTGTGAACAGGATTTTCATAAATACCTTTCTTATAGATACGGGGGACACCATAAGGTGCCCCCCGCGTCTATTTGAGTGTTAGAACGGAGTTGCGTCCGAAGTAACAGGAGCAGCTGGAGCCGGGGCTGGAGCCGGGGCTGGAGCTGGAGCCGGAGCAGCAACAGCCGCTGTAGCGGTCTGAGGAGCCTCGGTAGGAGTTGAAGCAACATCAGTACGGATAATGTGGTACTGCTTAATTTCGTTGCTACGGTTTCCGTTGTAGGTCTTGGTACCAAGAGTTGCACGGAATGAGCGACCGAATAGGGCCTGCTCAATCTGAGCGTTGCTTGGGTTCTGGTCAAAGTATGACTTTCCCAAACCAAGTGCGGTCATCTTCATAAAGAACATGCCGAGAGCCTTGCCATTCTCTGGAGAGACAACAAGGTTGTCCCAGACGCGACGCTTTGCGTGTGGACCACCCTGAACTTCAGTGGTGATCTTGAACATAGTTTTACCCGTCTGGGTAGTGGTTGCCTTTGAGTCGATTACCTTAAGTTCGTAATCGCCATCTGGCAGTGGTTCGAAGTTGGTGGTTGTGTCGCCAGCTTCTTTGATTAGGTCGGACCAGTTGACTGATGTCATTTTTGGTTTAGCCTGCTTTCTTATTAGTAGTTGTAGTTGTAGCCTTCTCACCGAAGACTATGTCGAGCATGCGTTCTACTCCTAGATCGCCTTGCTCAACGACTTTTCCAAGTCGTCCTTGTACACGCTCACCGGCTTCGTACTCCGGAGTGCGTTCTACATACATTCGACGAACCTTGTAAGGCGACTGCATTGGATCAGGGTTTGGAACCTGCTCCACTGTAATTGCCCCAAGAATATCGTAGAAGTATGGAGCCTGAATTGCAAGTTGACCCTGTAGGTAAGGACGGTATACGCCATCCTGACCCTTACGAGCCATTGCAGTTAGCACCACAGCCTCTAGCGGCTGGGTTGCGTGCATTGTAAGGTCACGGAGGTCACGAAGTAGTGCACCCATGTGGCGAAGTAGTTCGCCCCACTGCTGCATCTTCATTTGCTCTGTACCTGCAATCTGGTCCATGCACTTAACCTGCAACTCCGAGATGGAGTCAATGATTAAGGACTTGAACTGGTGTTTGCCGCTCTGAAGCCATTGGAATGTCTTCATAACGACGTCGTAGTCACGAACTTGGACTACAACTGTGTCCCAGGTTCCGTCAGCCACTGGTGGCTCTTCACGGATTGGGTCCCAGTATTTGACATTGATAGGTAGAAAGCGGTGACCGCCCTCTACGTCCAACATCAAACGTGGATAGGGTGCGGTAACGGCAAAGGTTGATTTACCAACCTTAGATTCGCCATAAACCATAATGGTTAAGCTGCGATCGACTTGCGACATTACTCTGCTCCTTTCGTCTCTGTGTTGTTGTAATAACCGTAAGGGTCGGCGACCACAAACGCATCGCTAATTGCTGCTTCAGCTGCCGAACCATCGTCAACTAAAGGGCAAATAGAGAAGAATTGGCATTTCCATTTGCAGTCGCGAGACGGCTTTGGATATGCAAGTTTATAGTGGCTCTCTCCAGCATCGAGACCATCACGGACTCGAAGCATGTCTTCAAGTGTACCCTCAAGACGTTGCCAGAACGAGCGAAGTGTAAAAGCATTGTGGCGAACTTCAATTTGACCATAGAACGGTGGCTTTGCGTATGCTCCACGCTTTACCTTACGAAGCATAGTAAAGATACCACCCTCGGAGCGTTCACCACCCTGGTTCTGAGCCTCTTCTAGAAGCATGTAGGTAAGAATCTGCTCGTTCATGTGAGCAGTAGAGCCGAACTCAGTAAATGAGCTACCAACGGTCTTAAAGTCACGGAACATACGTACGCCATCAATCTTACGACGAACACGCATATCAATTTTACCTTGTAGCGTTACACGACCGTCCATCATAGGGCGTTCAATAATTTCTTCAGTAGAAATCATTTCAATTTCTGCATCGATACCCTCAAGCTCTACCCACTCTAGGTAGCCCTCAAGCATTACGCGACCAAGTTCAGCTTCGGTTTCAAGTTCAGTAGTGTCGCGGTACTGGTCAGTAAGGGTTTTCATATCCTTAGCAACTAGGTTTGAGTGTGCATCTAGAAGTGGAATACCAGTTGAATAGTACTGATCTAAAGCTTCGTGAATACGAGAACCTAGGGCTAGAGCACCAGTGTAGTTCTCCATCTTTGGCTGTAGACGGCGATAGTAGGTGAACCACCAGCGACGACGGCAGTCTTTGAATGTTTGAATCTCTGAGTTAGAGATTCTGATTGGTGTAGTTGTCATTATAGAGTTGCCTTGCTTTCCTTAAGCATCTTGAGTAGCTGTTCTTTGTCTCGAACAATCTGCTCAAAGTTATCTGATTTTGTATCTAGAGCCTGAATTACACGCTCTTCGACAGTTCCTTCGGTTACATAGTCAGTGATAATCACGCAGTCGTGAATCTCAGAGCCAATGCGGTGGACTCGATCTAGTGCTTGCTTGTAATCAACAAGAGACCATGGTCTTTGTAGCATAACAAGTCTGCGAGCTGTTGTCAAGGTGACACCAACACCACCGGCTTGAGCAGTGAAAAGAATCCACTTAGTTTTACCAGACTGGAAGTCGTCAATAGATTTCTGACGCTCGTCCTGGTCCTGAGCACCAGTAATCAAACCGTGCTCAATACCCTCTTTGGTTAGGCGGGCACTTAGAATTTCAATTAGCTGACGAGACACTGCACAAACTGCTACAGAGTCGTCTCCGAAGTCGCCATTCTTAATATCATCCATCAGAGCATCTACTTTACACGATGGGTCTGACAAAGTAACTTTTTCTTTTCCAGTCTCGTCTACGGACACATCAGCGTATGAGCTAGCAAACTGTAGAAGACGTAGAGTCTGGGTAAGTGGGTTAGACGCAATTAGCGAGTCTCCGCTCTCCAGTAGGGTAATCATGTGCTCCAGCATCTGCTTGTATGCTTTTGCCTGCTTTGCACCCATCTCAACGTCACGACGTTCAGTAATTACCTCAGGTAGCCAAGGAAGTACACGAGACTTAAGCATGCGACGCATACGAGGATTGATTGCAGCATAGAACTCGTCTTCCATGTGAGCCTTGACACCGAGAACCATCATGCCACCAAAAGCATTAATCATGGTGTCAATCATTCGGTCAATCCACTTGGTCTTGCTAGGCCACTCTTTTGGCTCCAACCAGTGAAGAATCGGCCAAAGGTCAATCACGTTGTTGGCAATTGGGGTACCAGTAAGGGCGTAGCGGATGTTAGCATCGCCAGTAGCGGCCCAGAGAGCACGAGTCTGCTTAGACTTAGGGTCTTTAGAGCGGTGAATCTCGTCAGCAATAACAGCTTTGAAGTCAATCTCGTTCAGTTCACGAGTATGTACTTCGCAGCGAGCAGGAGTGATTCTAGAATCGTGACCCTTACAATCGACACAGCGGGCAAGTGCAATAGCCCCATAAGAAGAGAGTCTTGAATGGGTACGCAGTGATTCCCAGTTGATTACAATTACATCCGACTGCTGCTCAAACTGGCCACGACGCTTAACAGCAGAGCCATTGATTACAGTTACGTTTACGCCCGGCCACCAGCGATCAAACTCACGCTCCCAGTTCTTTTTAAGAGTGTTAGGACAAATAACTAGTGCAGGAAAAACTTGTTCGCCATCATCGTGCATCTTTTTTAGAGCACGGATAGCCTGAGCAGTTTTACCAAGACCAGGTTCGTCAGCAAGTAGGGCACGCTTAGCAGTGGCTAGAAACTCAACGCCAGCACGTTGGTGCGGAAATAGGTCCTGATCACCAATCTCTGAGATATCAACATCACGAAGAGCGTTTGATGGGTCAATACGAGTAAGTTTTTCAGTAGCCGCCCAGGCAGCTAGGCCCTCTCCGATGACTAAGCTTTCGCGAAAAGTAGAACGCAGTGCTAGACAGCCAGCCCATGAGAGCGGAATACGCCAGACAGAAGTTTTGGTGTCCCAGGAAGCCCCTGGAAGGCTTTTACATAGTTCTTTTAAACGCCATTCAGC